GGGTTCGTGGGGTTCTTCTGGCTGACGACCACGGCCGGGTCACCGTCCAAAGTGGAGTCCGATCCCCACTGCACCGCGCCGTAGGTGGAGTTCGGCAGGCTGTACGGGATCCACGAATCGGTGCCCGTGCCTCCCAGCGTGCCCTGAACCGCCGGGGTGGTGTTGTTCATCGGGGCGTGCCACAGCGGCCCGTCCGCGTTGATCGTCGTCAGGTAGCTCTGGTTGATCGCGGTCCGCGACAGCACGGCCAACGCGTCCACCGCCTGAAGCTGGTGAAGTCCGCGCGTGCCGGCCATGTCATAGGACGTCGGATACCGCTCAACGTATCCATTGTAGACATTGAAGCGGGTCGGCCCAGTCGTGGTGAACGTGCTTGCCGTGGAAGCGAATTCGATTTGGAACCCGTCCAGGTAGTACGTCGGTGTGGCCGTGCCGGTGCCGGCGAACGTGATCACGTCGCGGGCGTCCTGCATCACGTAGGTGAGCACGATCCGCGTCCACGTCGTCTGAGTGGACAGCACAGCGGAGGTGGATCCGTCCGGGCCGATGATCTGGAGCGAGCACCCGCCGGTGAGGTAGGCGTACACGGACACGGTGGCGATGACGCCGGGCACACCCGGCACGGTTACAACCCCGTACTGAGCCGACGTGTTCCCGGCCTGCGTCACCAACAGCGAATGCGTGCCGAACAGGGCCTGTGCGGTTGACTGGGCGGCCGTGCCGCCCCCGCCGGCACCGAACGGCGCGGCGGACCCGGACGCCTCGAACGAGCCGTCATAGGCGGTGTTCACGTTCGGGTTGAACATGTTCCCCGTCAGCGGCCAGAACGCGGAGATGTTCAGCGGGTGGTACGGGGTGATTGTGTTCCCGCCCGTGGCGTACGGAGACGCGGTGTTGAGCGGGTTCAGGTTCTCGTTCTCATCCACCATGCCCAGCGTGGCCATACCAGCTTGAACCTGGTCAAGTTCGTACTGGCGGCCACGCTGGGTGTCCCAGGTGCGGACGTAGGTTTGCCGGCCCACCTGGTTGACGGACATGCGGTGGGAGCCCAACAGGGCAGGCGGCCCCGCCTGGAAATCGACCTCGAACACGACCAGGGGCCGGTTCGGGTTCGCCGGTTGTCCAATCACGATGCCGCTCCGAATCCGAGATAGGTAGATCCGTTGCCGAAGTTCCGGATTCCGTACCGCAACAGTTCCTGTTGGATTTCACGGATGAAGTCCTGGGTGGTGCGGACGTTGCCGGCGACGTTGATAGGGCCGATGATCGTGACGTTTCCGCCCTGCCCTCCGCCCCGGTTGATTCCGGTGGCGAGCCCGCCGGGACCGGTGAAGTTCCCGGTCATGGTCATATCGCCGATGTTGGCCGCGCCGACAATTTTGTCGGTCGTCTTCTTGGCGATATCGATCACGGCTCCGGCTTGCGCGTTGATACCGTTTCCGAGACCGTGCATCAGGTCTTCACCGATGGCATGGAACACACGGGATGGCGAGTGCGAGTCGAATCCCGCTTTGACACCGCTGATCAGGTTAGAAATGAAGTTGCTCACGGTGTCCTCAACCCAGCCGATAGCGGAGCTGATACCGTTGACCAAGCCCTTCAGAATGTCGCGGCCGGTGTTGTACAGCCAGTTTCCGGCGTCACGGAAAAACTTGGTGATGCCGTCCGGGAAGGTGGAGTTCCACCAGTTCTCGACACTGTGCCATCCGTCTTTGACTGCGTCTTCGAGGCCGTGAATGAGATCCTTACCGGCTTGTACAAGCCAGTGGTAGGCATCCACGAAGAACGACACGATCTTGGGTCCGAGTGCCAGGAACCAATTCCAGGCGTCTACTGCCTTCTGGCCGATGGAGTCCAGCCAGCCCTGGACCATGTCCTTTCCGGGGCCGGTGAGCCAGTTGCGAGCGTCGGTGACCAGGCTCTCAATGTTCTTCGGGAGGTCCCTGAACCATTGCACCGTGTTGTGGTAGGCGTCCACGATTGCGCCAAGGAAAGCGTCCATTGCTTCCTTGGCTTTTTTGATCAAGGTTCCGGCCAGGTAGCCGAGTGCGAATCCGGCCTTCGCCGGGAAATCCTTGAAGAATTTCAGCGTGTTGTCAATTCCGTCTGAAATGAACTTCGTGAAGGAATTCCAGGCGTTCTTGGCTGCATTCGCAAGCATCGAGCCAAACGAACTGAGCGCGTTTCCAATCTTGCTGGGCAGCGATTTGAACCAGTCAACAATGTCACTGATCCGGTCGCCGATCCATCCCACCACCGTGTTGAAAATGTTCTTGATACCGTCCCACAATCCAGCAAAGAACGAGACAATATCATCCCAGTGGTTGTGGATCTCGATCACGGCAAATGTGATGGCCGCGACCAGCGCGACCACGGCCACGATAATCAGGGTGATGATGAACACGATCGGGTCCGCGTACAGGGCGATGTTCACCGCCCACATAGCGGCGGCGAACGCCAATGCGGCAACCGTGAGCACCCCGAGAGCGATAGCGGCGGCCGTCAACAGCGTGGGATGTTTCGACAGCCAGTTAGCGAAATCAGCGACAACACCCAGCACCTTCGACAGGATAGGCAGGAACACCTGTCCCAGCTGAATAGCCATCGCACCAAGAGCGGATTTCGCCTCGTCCAGTTTCTGATTGAACGTCGACTGGATTTCCGACCAACCCTTGACGTTGCCGTCAGCATCTTTTGTCGAACCGGAAATATCCTTGATGATCTTGTTCGTGGCCGCGCCGTTCTGGCCGGTCGTCATCAAGGCCACGTTCAGCGACGTGGCGTTGCCGGTAGCACGTTGCAACGCCTGGGTGTACGACATCGCGGCCGGGCCACCCTGCTTCAGGATGTTGTTGAACCCGTCCGCCTTGCCGGCCAGGCTGGCGAACTGCGTTGCCATGCCTTGCTGATCGGCCGGCAACGCCTTGACCGCCTGCCGCCAATCGTTGACGCTGATCTGACCATCCAGGAACGCCTGTGCCGTCCTTTGCAGCGACGCCGGCATGTTCTGAAGCATGATCTGAAGGTCTTGCGAGGCTTGCTTGGACTCGTTGAACGCGGAGATCAGGACCTTTCCGGACGGCCCCATCTTGTTCATGATCGCCGCGCTGATGTCCTGCAACGTGCCCGTCAAACCACGCGTGGCCAACTTGTCCGTCAGGTCCGACGCGGTGATTCCGATCTGTGCCAGGTAACTCGTCATGTCAGCCGACGGCTTTTGCAGCGTCCGCAACGAGTTCGCCAGGTTCTGAGACGCCTGATCCGCGCTGTAACCGTGCGTGGTCATCGACGCCAACGCGCCTGCGATGTCGTCGAATGGCACGTTCATGGACGACGCGATAGGCAAGATCGAGTGCAGTGCGCCCGTGAAGTCCTCGAACGTGGTGCCGGCGTCACCGACGGCGGTCACCAGTTTGGACATGACGGTGGCCGCGTCCCCGACCTTGGGACCGTAGTCGTTCATGGTGGCCGTGAGGCCCTTGGCCACGGTGGTGAGGTCCGCGTTCTCCGTCTTCGCACCCTCGGCGGCGGCCTTCAGCGCGTCCAGGGCAGCCGCGCCGTGGTAGCCCATGGACTCAACCGCGTAGCCGCCCTTCTGGGCCAGGTCCAGGGCGCTGTCACCGACGGTGCCGGCCAGGTCCAGGATGCCCTGACGCATCATGGCCAGGTTGGACTCAGATTCTCCGGCGGAGGAGACCAGGCGTTGGGTGGCGGACTCGAAGTCACCGGACATCTTCGCGGTGGCCGCGATGACGACACCACCGGCCAGGGCGACCCCCGCGCCGACTTTCGCCATGGTGGCCAGGTTCGCCGATGCGGTGGCGTCGGCTTCCTCTGCCGCTTTCGCCATGGACGCGCCGATAGCCTCGTTGGACGCGGCGGCCTTGGCTGCCATGGCTTCGAAGTCCAGAGACAACTTGGTTGTCTTGACGGACATGGCTTCGAAGTCGGCGGTGGTCTGGAGCGCCATTTCGTCGGCTGCCGCGCCGACCGAGACCAGTGACGCGTTCATGCGCGTGATCTCGGCTTCGACGCTGGCGGTGACGGCGGCGACCTTGGCGGCCATTTCCTCACCGGACACGGACGCTTCGGTGAAGCCGCCGATCAGTTGTCCGGTGTCGGCACGGAGCAGCACATAGAGATCACTGATCTGTTCGGCCACCACGCACCCCTATGAGTTCAGCTCACGTTCCACGGAGCGCCGAAAATCTTCTCGTACACCAACGCGGCGATGTGCCGCGTGGCGAACGTGACCGCAGGACCCATGAACGGGTACGCGGCCCCGTTGCGCAACATTCCCTTTTCCAGGTACAGCCCGTACTTGTTCGCCGGGGTCTTGCTGGTGAACGTGCGGCCGTACATGGTGCGGTAGCGCGGGTAAAGACCGGTTCCGGTACCGACTTTCATGGACCAGCCAAGGAAGTCCATAGCTGGTTCTGTGTGGGTGATGGACCGGACCAGCGTCCCGGAGATCCGGGCTGGCCCGGTCCCTGGTGACGCTGGTGTGGGCGTGCCGTACGGGTGTGACCCGGTGGACGCGTTGATCTTCGCCTGGCGTTCCACCGCCGTGCCGATCACCGCGAGCGCGGCGGCCGTTTTCCCTTGCGCCTCAACAGCCATTCGCGCGAACAGGGCGCTGTACACGCCTGGGCGAAGTTCACCGGCCATGCTTGCGTGTCTCCCGTTCCTGGGCTTCCCGTTCAGCGGAAAGCCTGGCCTGCAACAGGTCCCACGTGTACCGCTTGACGTACATGGGGGTTGCGCACAGGTCCGGCCACGACCAGTGCATGTGGTACATGAGTTCGAAGTCCGCCATTTCCGGCGGCGGCGCACCTGATCCCCATGTGCCCTCATAGATGGACTCGGCGGGCCAGAGCACGTCTTCCGTGTAGGGATGCCCTGGCCCTACTGGGGGTTTACGGCGTTGGTGATCTCCTCGGAAATCTTCTTGACGATGATCGCCGGGAGCTTCGCCACGCTGTCCGGGGTGGCCGGGAGCGGCAGAACGTCTTGTGCAACAGGGCGTCCGTCGCTGTCCAGCGCGAGTTCCGACGCGTCGTACACGTGCCAGCCCACGATCAGCTTGGCCAGCATCTCGTACATGGCCGATTCGGCGTCGCCGATGTTCACGGGCGTGACCCCGTCGGGCATCATCGCGACGTCGCGGGGACGCAGTTCACCAGCCGCCAACAGCTTCGGATTGCGAATGGTGATCCAAATCTGGTCGCCCGGTTCGGCCAGTTCTTCGGTGAAGTCCAGGTGTACCAGGCGGTTTGCGTATCCCATGGTGTTGACCTCCTATGCGGACAACGGCCCCGGTCCACAGTGAACCGGGGCCGTTGAGGTGGATCAGTAAGCGGTGGAGACGAAGTTGGTCAGCGTGGCCTGTACGGCTCCGCCGTCGGTGGAGTTGTAGATACCCGACAGGCTGAAGTCAGCCTGCACGTAGTTGGACGACAGGTCGCGCTTTCCCTTGAAGTACCCGGACTTCGACATGGTCAGCGCGAGGGATGCGCCGGTTCCGTCGGTTCCGGACGCCGGCTGTTGGAGCAGTGCCGTGGTTGGCGTCTGGGTGTAGTTCAGGTACAGGTTCAGGTCCGTCTGGTTCTCGAAGATGGCTTTGTACGTGCCGTCCACTTCGAGTGCGCCTTGGAAGATTTCGCGTGGCGCTTGGATTCCGTCGCTGGAGTGGATCGGCTCGACCGCGCGCTTCACGGTCATGTCGTAGGTGAGTCCCCGCGACGACGCCCCGCCTGCGTTGGTCATGTTCCATTCCCAACCGAGAACCGGCGGGAGTTGGGTGTAGGTCGGGGTGGGCTTGGTCTGTACGACCTGAGGGAACGTCGTGTACTTGATGTCGAAGGTGATCGAGTTCTTCGGGTCGATCTTGATCGCCAGGTCCGACATCGCCGCGCCCGAGTACGACACGGTCTGAGTGGTGTCGTAGATCGTGAACGAGTACGTCTTCTTGGTCGTCGGGTCCGACGATTGCTTGAACACGTGCGTGGACGCGGCCACGATCGGTTCAGCGGCGCTGTGCGCCTTCGTCAGCCCCACCGTCTGGCCCACGACCGTGGTCACGGTCAGGTTGTACGGTCCGGCTCCGGACACGGCCGTCACGTACGCGTATTCCAGCGACGTCCCGGTGCCCACCTGGATGTAGGACAGGGCCGGAATGGACGCGGTGGACGGCAGCGTGGTCGCGCCGATCGACGATCCCCCGGTGGCCACGGTCGTGGACACGCCGGCCGTCACCGTGTCCGGGCCGATAATGCCCCGGAGAAAGTGGCCGATGATGTCGGGGTACGCCAACAGGGAGATGTCCCACGTTGCGTGTACCGGCCCCTGGTACATGCCCTGGAGCATGGTGTCGTTGGCGCGGTAGCTTTCGTCCTTCAGTTCCGTGTAGACGTCTTCGAAGTCCGCTTTGGTGAAGGGGATGTAGAAGGTTGGCGTGGCGTAGGTGTTTGCCACCGTCTCGGGAGCGCAACCCAGGATGGCGAGACGGGAAAGCTGAGTCACAGGTTCACCTCTTCGTCGGTCTCGGCCGACGGGGCGGCCTGATCATCGTCGGCCGACGGGGCGGCCTGTTCTTCGTCTTCCTTCAGGGGCGGAAGACCTTCGAGCATGTTCGCCACCGCGACCGGTTCGGCCACAGTGGACTGTTCCTGTTCGATGACTTCCATACCGGCCAACAACTCCGGGAAGTCGATCTCGTCACCCGGGAGGATTTCCACGGGCGGATCCAGGGTGGGCAGCACGAGCGGGCTACCCGAGGTGTTGCGCTGTCGCACGTGAGACGCTCCTCAGATGATGTCTTCCACGTCGTCCGCCGAGTACATGACCGTCCCGGACAGGAACCCACGGTCCAATGTGGTCTCCGGCGCGTCGAAGTCCACGGAAATCTCCGGTTCCCGTCCGGGCGTCTCGCCCACCGACAGGAACTGACCACCGTGCGTCTTGTCACCCAGGTAGCCCCGGATCCGTTGCAACAGAAGGTCAATCGCCGAGTCGAACGCTTGCTGTTCGGCTTCCGCGATGCCCATACCGGTCGTGGTGGATCCGACACGCCAGAACAGCTTCAGCCGGAACGCGTGACCGGGCCGCTTGCGCTGGTTGGAGATACGGACGTCCAACAGCCGGTGCCGGGTGACGTAGACGGCATTCAGGTTGTAGTTCGGGGTACGCGGCCAGTACGCCTGAACCACGTCCCACGGGCCGCCCTGAGCGGCTGTCAGCGCCGGCAATCCGTCGCCGTAGCGAGTCAGCCAGTTCGCCTCACGCTGGACAGCGTCGCCTGTGCTCACCGTCGCCTCCTCTTCCGCCACACGCGGTGGTGTCGTACGTAGCGGTGGATCACGATGCGCGTGCGATGCTTGCGCCGACGGTGGATCAATCCCTTACGGGACCGGTAGTGGCGGGACATGATCAGCCGGTGCGTTCCGGTGCGGAACTTGTGCGTCCGTTGCCCGCGCTTGAGCACGGGCGCGTGTGACGGCGGCCCGGTCAGATGCTGGCGACGTAGATTCTTCAGCGACGTCGTGGACACGGGATGCCGGCCGCCGGCCACGGACCGGTGCGCGGTGCCTCGGGACGCGGTGGCCGCGTAGTGCGCCCGCAACGCGGCGGCGATCTTCGCCCGCGTGTCCGCCGTGGGAGAGTGCCCCTTGTGTGGGTGCTTCTTTCCCTTGAGCGCCTTGGAAATCTTCTCCCGCGCGGACGCGGACAGCTTGTGTCCCTTGTGGCCGCCGACGTGGCGTTTGCCGCCCCACCCGTGGCCTTTCATGCGGGCGGACAGCTTGGCGCGGGCGGCCGGCGACATCGGGTGACCGCGCGCCATGGTCAACTCCGCATGTACGGTGACAGCCAGGACACGGCCAGCGCTTCAAGCTTGTCCGGGTCGTGTCCGTGTTGGGACTGCAACATGGGGTCGAGTTCGCGGCAGGCGATGGCGGCGGCCATGTACTTGCACGCGCGGACCAGGTCGGCCGGGATCGTGGAGTATCCGGCGGAGTAGGTGACCCGGGCCAGGGAGCCAATGGGGATGAACTTGCCCAGGTTGAACCACACGTGACCCGAGTCGACCTCGGGTCCTTGGAACTGTGTGGCCACAAGGTTTTCCTGGCCGCCGTAGGACCGGACGATGGTGATGGAGATGTTGGAGTACGTCCAGTACTCCGGGTACAGCGGCGCGTACTCGTTCAGCCACATGTGCCGAACGAGGGTGGACGCGCCCATGGCGTAGGCGTACGACCGGCCCAGCGCGCCCTGAAGGTCCAGGGGCAGGTTCGCGGTGTCGGTGTACTCGTCCGGGTCGATCCCTTGGCACCGATGGGTTTCAAAGTGACCGGTGAACGGGGCCAGGCGGCGTTGACACTCCGTCTCGCACGCCCGGGTTGCCTCGACCATGATTTCGTTCAGGGCGTCCAGGTTGAAGCTGCGCACCAGGTCCGCGAACGCCCCTTGTTGCATCTGTGCCGCCGTGGCGAGCGGCGTGGGCGAATCCAGTGCCATGGCTCACTCCGTGAAGGTGGAGACGTCGATTCCCTTGGCCTTGATCGGCTTCGGTGACTCGCTGATCAGCTTCTGGGCCGGTCCCTTCGGAGTGCGTGCCCTGACGGGAATTTCGCACACTTCGGTGAACCCGGCGTCCATGATCCGGAGTAGCGCGCGGCCTTGTTCCTCCGGCACTTCGACCACTGCGCCGTCTTCGGCCCACACGTTTCCGAACGAGTCGGAGCCGGCGGATTCCTTACGCAGCAACATCTTTGAACCTCCATTGTGGACGCACCCCGCCGACACGGGGAGGTCAGTCCATAGTCGGCGGGGTGCACGATGCCGGGCGGCTTGCTGGTGGCCGCCCGGCACCGGGTCATCAGACCGCCGTGTTGACGCGGTACAGGCCACCCAGGAACTTCGGACCACGCACAGCGAGCACGGTGTCCGAGATGATGGCGTACGGCAGGCTGTCCGGGCTGGTCGTCGTTGGGTAGACGTCCAGAGGGGTCAGCTCACGAACGTACGGCCGGCAGATGTTGTCGTAGTCGCGAGACATCAGGTAGACGTTCTCGTTTCCTACGGCCGCCGGGAACTTGTTCGTGTTCGTTCCCTGGTACGTGGCCGGGAACGTTGCCGGCTGCGTCGAACCGTTCTGCGGGATCAGGGTCGCCCCGGTGTCCACAATGGACGTCGTGAGGAGTGGCGTGATGCCGTCGGCCTGGAAGCCGACGTTCGCGTCCACGTACCCCAGGAGGGTTTCCGTGCCCGTCGTGGTCGAGCGGTACACCTTGTACAGAACCGGCTGGAGTCCGTCCAGGCCCGTAGGCGTGGAGAACGACAGCGTCACCGTGGAGGTGGATCCCGTGGTGGTCTGGGAAACCTCGGCCGATGCCGCGATTTCACCCTGACGTGCGACGACCGCCGACACCTTGTAGAAGTAGGTGGCCGCCGCGAGCGTTCCGCCCGTGGTCGCCGTCGCCGTGGTCACCGTGCCCATGGAGATCGAGCGCGTGGACATGAACGACGACTTGATCAGCGGAATGTCACGGTAGGTCGGCACGATCAGACCGGCCGCCACTTCCACGCGGTCCATGAACCGCTGCTGGTTCGTCAGAAGTTGAGCGATCTTCGACACGGCCGTGTTGCTCATGACGAGCTGCCACGTGGAGTCGAACACCGACATTGCGGCGTTCGTCTCGACCATGTCGATCAGTTCGTCCAGGTGAGCAAGGGTCAGCGTCGCGCCGGCCTTGTCCTGGGCGTTCTGGTTCCCGCCGCTGTAGGTGTTGATCAACGAGTCCAGACCATCGAACTGGGGGTACGGTCCGAACTGGGTCGAGCCCGCGTTTCCCCACAGGAGAGCGGTTTCGATGTCCCAGTAGAGACCACGGATGGATCCCTCGATTTCACGTGCACGCAGGTCACCGATCACCTGGCGCGTGACTTCCTGCGCGTAGCCGGTGATTGCGCCGACTACCTGAAGGTGCTTGATGGTGAACGAGTTCTGCACGTAGGTCGAGTTCGACACGACCCGCGCGCCACCGTCGACAACGAACCCGCCGTTCGGGTTCACGGTGCGCTGGTTGAAGTAGTACGTGTCCGAGTTCCACTTCTGGGACGGAATCGACCGCACCAGAGGGGAGTAACGACGCTGGTACTCCAACAGCATCGGGTCAATGATCTTGGGGATAAGGGCTGACGCGCCGGCAGCGGTCAACGCCTCCCGAAGCTCAGAAGGCACGGGGGCCTCACTTTCCTAGATGATGGTCATTGCGGGTGGGGGCATGAAAAAACCGTCCACAAGGGACGGTTGGTTGGTGACCATCACTGCCGAAACGGCACCGCGTGCGCGGCGGTCGGATCGATCCCCCGAAAGCCCCCGCCCCGGCGCGGGCCGGGGCGGGGTGGGTCTCACTGCTGGCGGAAGATGGAACGCTGTCCCAGCACGGCCTGTTCGAGCATCGGCCGCGTGACGTTGCGGAACTGCTCCTCCGTCAGCTTGTGCGGCGCGACAGGCTGACCATTCTCGGTTGGCCAGTTCGCCGGGTACTCGTCACCGGCTCCGGTGCCCAGGGTCGATTCCTGGACGGCCGGGGCCACCAGTCCCTTGCGGGACGGCGCGTATCCCGACTCCACCAGCTCCTGAATCATGGCGGTCTTCTGTGCGGCCACCTGCTCCGCGACCAGGCGCGCTACGCGCTGGTCCTCGGTCTCCGTCACGACCGGGGCGGCCGGGGCCTCCACGACGCTTTCGGTGGCGGCAACCGGTGCCGGGGCGGCCATCTTGGACACGAGTCCGGCGATGGCGTCGGTCAGCTTGTCGAACTTCGCGGACAAGGCGTCCATGCCGCTGTTCTCGGTGGTCTCGGTTGCGGCGGCCGGCTTTTCCGACGCCGGGGCGGTTGGCTCGCTCACTGCGGCCTCCTCCTTGTTGTCGTCGGCAACCGGTTCCGGTGCCGCTTCGGTTTCCTTCACCTCGGGGTCCACAGTGGACTCCATGGCGTCGTCGTCCGGCTTGGTTTCGGTGTCCATGTCCGGGTCCTCGGCGGGTGCGCCGGGGACGTCCATGTCTCCGTCCATGTCCGGGTCGATCTTCTCCAGTGCCGCGACTGCGGCTTCCATCGCGGCGTGGCCCAACGCGTCGAGGTCGTGGGGGTCTACGCAGCAGGAAGCGACGGTGACGCATACCATGCCGTTGTCCAGGGAGACATGGAAACTCGCCTGGTTGCCGTCCAACATGGCGTACGCCATGTTCTCGGTGACGGTCTCCGACACCTTCCAGCGGTCGATCAGCCACGACTCATCCGTGACGTCAACCCCGAACTTCTTCAGGGCGGCCTTGATACGGCCCTTGATCCGCTTGAGCTGTGCGGCGGTGTAGTTCTTCGCCTGCTTGGCCTGGTTGATGTAGCCCCACGCGGCTTTCGCGTGCGCCTTCGTGTCGATCGGGTATCGCTTGGCCTTGTCGTCCTGGTATCCCGGGTCCGCGTACGAACCGCTTGGGGCCTTGGTAGGTGCCGCAGCTGGCTTCCCGGACTTCAGGGCCGGAGCGCCCTTCTCTGCCACTGATTCGTTTGCCGCGTTGACGCCACAGTCAGTGCAGCATTCGCCATCGCATCCGGACACCCGGTGGTCGGCGGCGTTCTCCGTGGTTTCCGCAGTCTCCACGTGTCCCTCCATAATGGATTCGTAGATCAGGACACGGTCGTCAGCTTCTCGTGCCTGGTTGCCGGCGCGGCGGTATCCGGTGATCTCGGCTCCGGGTACACCGGGCGTCCCCGTGTAGTCCAGGCCGTAGATGTGAAGGTCTTCGCCTTTCTCGACCGGAATCCCATTGTGCATAACGGTTTGCACCTTGCCGGACCAAGCGCCACGGATGGAGACACCCTTGAGGAAGGGGTCCACGTCGTCCGGGTCGTTCGGGTCTTGCTTGGGGCGAATGAGACTGTCAATGATCTTCGCGTGTGGAGTGTCCGCGATGTCGGCGGTAAACTCCGCTTCCCCGTCCTTGTTCATGGTCAGGGAGGTCAATCGGCCCACGATGCGGGTCGAGTCATCCTCGGCCGCGTGGTGGGTGCGTTGCGACATGAAATCGTTGGACTCTTCCATGTCGTCGTCCAGGTTGCGGAACTTCGCGTCCCCGGATCCGATCCGGGTCTGAGCGTCCGCCACGGCCCGCGCGATCATGTCCTTTGTGTACAGTCGCCCGTTGCGGCTGACACCCGGACGGAGCGCGATGCCGCTCACGGTCGCGATACGTCGGGCCACGGCATCCTCCGATCAGATGAACGAAATCGTCACGGCCGGGTTCGCGGCGTTGCCCTGAACCGTGATGCCGTTGGCGGCCGGAAGGTTGAAGTCGTACGTGGTGCCCACGGCCGGCGACGCGGGAAGCGCGCCAATGATGGTTCCGGTGTGGCCGCTAGCGTTGTCCCAGATGGCCATCGGGTTGGTTCCCGTGGTGGTAACCAGAACACGGCACAGACGACCTGGGGTGGCCTTCACAATGGTGTCCGAGGATGCCCCGGCAGCAACGGCAACCGTCGTGGTTCCACCGGTCGAGGTGAGCCCAGCCCCCTGACGGGACTGCAACCGCTCGTAGGCGGTTCCGTTGTACGTCCAGTTGCCCACGTTCAGCGTGGTGTACGTGGACTGACCGTCACCGGTCGCGCCGGACGAGATCGGCACCGCGTTGTCGTCGTACAGGGTGCCAATGACGTTCTTTGCCATGAGGTTCACTCACTTCCTGACGCGCTGGCCGCGTGCCAGCGTGGTCGTACTGGACTGCTGCGCCCGTCCGACAATGCGAAGGACGGCCATTTTGACCTCCGGCAATTCAAGCGCTTCCAGCAACGCGTTCACAAACGCGTCGGCGTCCGCGTGCGGGTCGGCCGGGTGCCCGGCGACGCGGGTCACGAATAGCTCACGGTGACTGCGGCGGACCCGGCCGCGCCCACGGCGGTGATGCCGTTGACGGCCGGCGCTTCGAACGGCCACCGCGTGCCGGATCCGGCTCCGGATGGCACGACGCCGATCACGGTTCCCGATCCGGTGCTGGCGTTGTCGTAGAACGTCAGCGCGCCCGTGCTGGCCGCTCCCGTGACCACTGCGGCCACCAAGCGTCCCGGCGATGCCTTGACGACGGTTGTTCCGGTGCCGGCGGCCACAGTGGTGTTAGCGGACGCCGAGACGGAGTATCCGTTGGCGTCAACCAGGGTGATGACAGGGTTGAAGGTCACGACGTGGCCCCTTCCGGAAGGTACGGCGTGAAGTCCAACGCCTGAAGTGGTTGTGTGGAAACGAGAGTGCACCGGCAGAACGGATGGATACTCGGATGCGGCGCTTCCACCAGCGCGTACGGGGAGTGCTTCTCGAACGTGTCGCAGATAGCGCACACGCGGGTGTCTCCGGCCGTGAAAAAGTCCACGTCCCGGATGCCTTCGCGGGCGTACAGGGCGAGTGCTCCGCGTGCGAAACTCTGCCCCATGGCCATGTCCACCAGTGTGGTAATGGCCCGAATTTCCTTGTCCGCCAACAACTCCTGAACGGCTGACACCATGTCGTCGTAGCTGGCTCCGGCTTCAGCCAGACGGGACAGCAGCCGGCCGACGTCGGTTGCCGCGCCGTCCAGGATCTTCGACAGCCAGCCCTTCGCGTCGGCCAGGTAGTCACCCAGCGACGCCAACGCTTCCCACGCGTCGCGGAAAGCGATGTCGAAGTCGATGCCGACGATGTGAATCTGTTGCGCGGCAAGGGCAATCGCGCCGGCTTCCCCTTCGGCCATGCCGTCCTTGAGGGCATCGGCGATGGTCTGAACCAGTTCGATGTACTCCGGGTCGTTCGGGTTCTCCGACGCCTGATGCAACAACCACGCGGCCTGTGCGATGGCGTGCGCGGTGCGGTCCTTCGGGTTCTCGTTCGTCTCCCGCAGTCCCAGCGCGAGCCGGAAGCGGCTGACGGCCATGCTGACCGGCAACCGCTTCACCAGCGGACGCCACTTGCCGGCCACGGCCGTGGTGTGCTTGGCGTACAACACTTCTCGCCGGTCGTACACCTTCGCCCACGTGCCTTCGAGGCTTCCGAGCTTCAACGTCACTTCGAACACGGCCGGGTCGTCCGCGTGCTCGCACGCCATCTCAACGGCGACGCGGCACGCTTCCCGGACGCGAGGAGTCATCGGGCCGCCGGAAGCGGCCCATCCGTGCGCGAACGTCTCACGGAACGCGGCTGCGAGCCCATCCATGAGACCCCCTCACGGGCTGGTGATGACGCTCAGCAGACCTACCGGCTGAACCGGGATTTCCGGGTTGCTGGTCACCTTCACCCACACCGTGTAGACCCCGACCGCGAGCACGACACCACCCGGCCCCACCAGACACTTGGCCAGATACGTCGGCCCGGGATCGATTTCCCACGCCGATGTCTGCCAGTCGGTGAGACCGGGAGCGCCGGACGTCATGAACGCGAACTGGACGACGTCCACGGTCGGGTTGAACGGAGTTCCGTTGACCGACGTGGACACCGGAACCACGATGTACTCAGTGGACAGAGCAGGAATGGTAACCATGATCTCCTACTCTCGGGTTGGCTGGCCGAACGTCCACAACAGACGGACACGGCCCCATACCCATGCCACATCGGCCGGGATCCGCGTCACCAGCGTTGCCAGGGCGGAAGTCGTGGTGACCACCGCATTGCCTACCAGGCGGTAGGTGTTGGCGATGCTAGCCGTGGTGGTGACCGTCGCGGCCGGGAACGTGTGCGTGAGCCGGCCAACGCGGGACGCGGTCACGGTGACCACGCCCGGGAACGTCTGCGTGAGCGCCCGCCCCAGATGCACAGGCACAGCGACAGTGACCGGATACAGCGCACCCAACCGACGAACCAGCACACCGGACGTGGTCACCGTGGGATGGAGCGCGAGTCCCGGCCGAAGCGCGTCCGTGGCACTGGTCGTGATCGTCGTCGCGCCGTGCGCGCCGACGGTGCGGGCCAGTGCTGGGCCGGTCGTGACCGTGACAGGTTGCCGGGTCTGGGCGGTGCGGGTCACAGCGCCGATGGTGGACACTGTTGTGAGCAGTGCCCGCACAGCGCGGTTGGCGACCGCGCCGGCCGTGGTGACCGTGCCCGCGCCGGCCGTGGCCAGCGCGCGGCGCACCGTGGCCGTGGTGGTGAGCGTGCCGGCCGTGTTCTGGCCGACGCGGCGGGTCAGCGCCGGGAACAGTCCGAGCGTGGCGACCGGTTCCGTCTGGTTGATCCGGCGCACCAGGGCTTCGAACACGCTGACCGTGGCCCGGTAGCCAGCCGACAAGGCGCGGCCGGCGGCGGCGGTCAGGGTCACGGTCGCGGGCCACGTGCGCAACAGGGCACGCGGCAACGCCACAGTGGCCGTGGCGGTGACGGTGTCGGGGTAGTTCGCGGACACCACGCGGCGCAGCATCGTGAACAGTCCGGCGACGGCCGGGAAGTTCGTCTCCGCCTTGCGGGTGAGCATCGTGAACGTGGACACGGTGCCAGGCAACGGTTTCTGCGCCTGGTTGGTCGCGGTGGCCGTGGTCGTCACGGTGACGGTGCCGATGGTGTGCGTGAATGCGCGGAGCAACGCGGCCGTGATGGTGACGGTGACCCGGTAGGCGGCGGACACGGCCCGGACCAGGACCGGGGTAGCAGTCACGGTGCCGGGGTAGTGCGCGGAGATCGCAAGCTGTCCGTGGCCTGCGGTGCCGACCGTGCCGGCGTAGTGCGTGCCGGCAAGATGTTGCACCGCGCCCGTGGTGGTCATGATGCCGGGGTAGGCGGCGGCGGCGGCCCGGCCGACCGCGCCGGTCAGGGTCGCGGTTCCGGTGATGTGCGTCGACAGGGCGCGGAGCACGGCCGTGGTCGTGGTGGCCGTGCCGGCGTAGTGCGCGCCGACGGCGCGGGCCAGGGTGCCCGTGGTGGTCACGGTGCCGGCCAGGGACCGGTTGACACGGTTGGCGGTGGTCGCCGTGGTGGTGATGGTGGCTGCGTAGTGGAGTTGCGCCTGAAGTTTCAGGGTCGCGGCCGTGGTGACCATGCCGGGCAATGCCTGAACGTCCAGAATGCCCAGCTTGGTCACACGATACAGAACGTGCTTTCCAGGGTAGGCGCGAAAGAAACGAGCCATTTCCGCGCCCCCCTAGAAAGCTGCGCTCACTCTTCCCAAATCACGTAACAGTAGGCGTTGACGGCGGTTCCGGCCGTCACGCGCACGCGAAGGAACTTGGACACGGGGACCTGGAATTCACGTCCGAGCGGCCATTGCTTCACGTACTGATTGGTAGGCGACATCAATTGCACGTCGCCGTACCGGGTGGTGGTGATGGAACCTTCCGCCGACGCGGTGTAGCCGGTTGCGCTGGTTCCCAAGGTGACTGTGGACGCCGGGGCGTTCGGGTCGTCGTAGGGTTGCACGCCGGCCGCCACGTGAGCGGTGACGGTCGCGGCCACGTCCGTTTGAATCAGTTCGCATTCAATCGGGGTCGCGGCGGCGGATCCGTCGAACGAAATGCCCCACTCCACTACCTTGATCGGCCGCGTGGCGGACGGCGCGATTTGCAGTAGCGTCTTGATCGCTGTTCCGGTGGTGACTTTCACCAAAGCGGCCGTGGTTGGCATGGCACCATTGGCCGCAATGTACAGAGTTGCCATGCTGACCCCTCAGGAGTGCTTGACCGTG